TTATCTTTGTATAGATCACCAAGTTCACCTACTGCCATATAGTAACTAAGCTTTATATTCTGTGGTTCCAAATCTGTATATATTATTTCTCTACCAACTCCACCAATGTCTGTTGATACCACAGCATCAAATGGATATGTTAATCCATTACCACCATTATATAGTTGTGATACCTCTGACGCTGTTAATGCTCTACTCCACATACCAACCTCATCCATAGAACCATTAAAATAGTTATTATCACCACAATCCTGACCAATGTATAAATTGCTAGAACCATCCTTTATAGTCGCGGTTACTGAATTAGTTGCTACAGTTCCATTGTCTATATATATTTTCTGTGTAGTTCCATCAAAAGTAGCTACGATGTGTTGCCATGAATTTACTGATAATACATCCGAAGAATTAAAAGAAGTAGAAATCCAACTTCCACTACTATCACCTAATAAAAAAGAAATAGTTCCATTATTGTTTATGGATAACCGGTACTCACGTTGTCCACTATCATACCCTTTTCCAATCATTGCTTGATATATATTTACTGCATCTGGATTAACCCAAAACGAAAATGAAAAACTACTCGGGGATAAGTTTGATACTGTTGGAATTTGTACGTCATCATTTGACCCATCAAAATCATAACATTTTCCTATTTTCCCTGTTTGGTTAATTGTTGCACCATCAATAGTACCGTCATTTGAGCCAACAGAATCATCCATTGTTGTTCCTGTTGTTTCATCCATTTTATAGTATGAGACTAAGCCCGTTGCCAACTCATTATATCCACTTTCTCTAAACAACCCACCATTATAATCCCACGCTATAAACTCATCAGTACATGCTTCACTAGCTACTAATAAACCAGACATTTCACCATCGAATCCCCAGTCTATATTTGGGTAGACTACTCCGTCTTGAGATAGTAAACCTTGTATAGCGTCATATCCACTAGCAACAACAGCAGTTACAGCGGAAGCATCGTTAGCTACTCTTACTCCGTCTATCCAGATTTCCATTCCTAATGTTGATGAGCGCCTGAAAACTAGGTGATAGGTAGTGTTAATGCTTGGATTCCAAGTGTATGCTAATGATTCAACAGACTTATTAGTCCTAAAGAATAAGATACCACTTTGTAGTGTGACCCTAAAGCCCTTATTGCTAGTAGTTACAGGAGACATGAATATCCCCTGATTACCACTAGTTGATGAGAGGCTAATAACCATTCTTATCGTTAAATCAGTTCCACCAAAGAAAGACGCAATAGCTTCTGGGTATAAAATATAATCATCATTAGCCCTAGTGAAACGATATGAACTATCTACAAGCCCTATTACAACATTAGTAGCACCTGTTACTGTTCCGTTAACAGTACCAACCTTATCGTCAGCACTACCTACGTAATCATAAAAATGGTCTACTGTTAGAGAGTCTTGGTCTTTTATAGTTGTTCCTGTTATAGTCATACTATGCTTCCTCTACAGAAGCGACACCATCAATAACAACTTCTTCATTATTCTTTGTTGTTATTGTTATTGGGTATGCTACACTTGGATTAGTAACAGGATATTGTCTTGCAATTATATAATTTTGTATAGGTCCCTCTATTCCTGGAGCACTTTCTTTATACTCTGTAATGTTTATTATCTCTTCCAATGGTTGTTTGTCTGTTGTTGGCCAATACATTATATGTACTGCCCCTGTTTTATCCAACTCTAATGGAAATATTACTACAAGACCTATATTGGGTATATTTACTAGTTTATATTCTTCTTGAGGTAATTTAATTCCTTTATATTTAATAAAAGTTACAGTTTTTATTTGACGACGAGTTTTTATATAGTTTTTACTAGTTAACTCTAGTGTAGAATCGTCGTATCCTTTGACGATAGTCGCGTTTTCATCTTCTATGAGTGTGTTTGTATAGGTATAGGTCATTTAATTTGAATCTCCTTGTTCTATGCGTCTTAGATGTTGTATTCTCTAACCAAGCCATTGAGCCTTAGCTGTATTTTACGAAAATCCCATGTTTGTTTAGCAGGAAGTATATTCGTTACAGATAATCTACTGCCAGGTTTTAAATATGCTAGTGTAATATGAGGATGATACTCGTGATTTGCTGCAACAAAGTAGTCTTCCTTATAAATATAGTGAAAATACTCTAGCTCTGTTGAAGATACACCAATCTTTGCCACCGTAAATTCTTCATTATCAAAATAGGATACCTCTGAATCTAATGTTACTGTTATAGGATTTTTTAATGTAGATATTTTATCTAAAGTTGCATGTAATGGTACTCCATATATTAATGTAACATGAGGATTATCTTCAAAACCATCTTCTGCTAATAAATTTTTATGTATTGCACTTTTCATTAATGTTAATTGGATCTCTAACTCTGTAGGTACTGGCAATAGTATACATGCCTTATCATAATTTGACTCACTCAAGTTTTCCATTAATAATCTCTCTTTCTGTTATTACTCTTTTACACACACTACACTGCAAAGCACCATTGATTCTAACTATAAAAGGCGCTATAAGTTCTTGTCTTAATACCAATATTCTTCCACAATGTGGACAGCTTACTTGTTCCATATTAATGCATTCTAGCCTCTCTCTCATCATTCCAACGCATGAGTTCTTGACAGTGGTCATTCTTCTCTTTTTACCTTTACTGTATTCACATAAGATTCATATGCATATACACTGCATACAATTTTTTCCTGTAATTCCATATATAAATCCATGGTAGACTTTATCTTTGGCAAAAATCCTAAATCAATCATTTTACATATCGTTACTGCAATATGTGTATATACGCCATATCTATCACGCTTAAAAAAAATTTGTACATTGTTACAAAAAATATCAATAATATTGTATGATAAGCCCTTAAACTCCTTAGAAGCCCTAGCCTCATTAAAATTAGTAAAATATGTGGCAATCACACAATCAGATGATTTTATTCCACCACTCAAACAATTTAAGTAATTATTACAATCAACACATCTAGGTATACTCATATTATACTCCTGATGTTCTGTATGTGTATCCGTGAGGAATATCCTGGGCATACTTCATTTCACCATTATCATACCCAATACCTGATAAAGCTTTCTCCATATAGTCAAGTCTCATACGCATGCTGGTTAAATGTTCGTTACCACTGTATGAACACGCTATCTTTAGTGCTAGGTGTACTCTTATTATTATACTGACATTCTCTATCGTTGAGCCCTCTTTTGCAACTTTTTTAAAGTCGTCTAGCCAGATGTCAGCTTCTTCTTGTGTTGCCAATTCCATAATCATTTCTTCTGCCATTACATTTGTGGTGGTATTTTGTTCCCACCACCGGAACGCACAGACTTGTGGCCTGGGTTGCCCTAACATGCATTCTAAAAAATTATGGCAGTCTCTACATCTAGGAAGACTCATTCCCTATCTCCTTATTTAAAAATCACGCAGCATCTAAATGCACAAAATTATTACCATCGACAATATATGGGTTAAGATATGTAGTATTTATTCTTAATGTTCGTAACATATCTTTCTCTAAACTTGCTAAAGTTTTAGGGTTGGCTGATAAGAATAAATTTCTTACATCTTTTCCAGTTGATTTATACACATACTTTAGAATTGCACATTCATAAGTAGCATTACTATTTGTAATACATAATAAATAATTATCACAGTCTGTACACTTTGTAAAATTCATTTAAATACTCCACTATTACCTGTTGCAGCTATTATAGGACCAGCCGGAATCGTTGTTCCACCACTTACCTGTAAATCTTTTAATCCTGTATTAGATAACCACTGATCGAAATAATCTCCTAATGCTTTTGCTATTGCAGCAATGTGTGCTTTAAAAGCAGGTGTCAAACCATCTCCTGTATAGAAATGACTTGTCACATTATTTGTTATCCCTAATTTAATAACTGATTCTGTTGGAATTGCCCCAACCATAAAGCCACTTAAGCTTGATAAGGTTCCTGTTCCACCTGAATAACTTCCTGGAATTGGTCCTGGGGAATAAGTACACGTACAACTTCCACCACTTACAATAATATTCATTATAGTACTAGAATCTAAGAAGGCGTTTACGGCGTTCTCGTATCCTGTTCCAATTGCTTCCATATACCCCTTGGTTTGTTCCGTTAGGTCTTGAAACTCTTCGATCACATACTTTCCTAAAATTGTCTTTACCGTGTTCGATTGGTTCTGGCTTAAACTCCCTATAGGTGCAATTCCTATTCCTGCCGAAAGGGGTCCATTTGGTGAGCAGATTCCCCCGTTTACCAAAACGTTGCTTACTGTTACACTTGATTGCCATTGGTTATGTACCTCCGTTATCGCTTCTGCTATTGCCCTATTACATCCTTTTATAAATGATGTAAGACCTTCGCCAACTGTTAACTCTGACTTAGCACTGCATTCATTATTAATTGCACTGGTCAAAGCTGATTTTGAAAATAACATATACTACAACTCCACTTCAATTATGTTATCATAAACAGCTGTAAATTTTTTATCTACCTCTATATCTTCATGAAAATGACCAAAAAACCATTTTGTAAACTGTAAATCATTTTTTAAGTGGTCAAAAAACTTTGACACTTGATCAACTCTATTTTCATCAAACATTCCCATCTTATGTATTATACTCAATGGTGCATTATGAGTTATAACATAATCTACACTATACTTTGCTATCATTACATTTGCTAATAACCGTTCATATTCATTATAACAAGGTTCTTCTTGAGGCCACCAATCTACACCCTTAATTCTATCCCATTTATCTATGGATTTAGCACCACCCATTGTAAGTATTTTCTTACCATCAAAATCAAATACATATCCTCTATCTAGATGATACACATTATTTCTTATTTTTCTAGCTTTTCCACCATGAAAATCTACTAGTGGATATTGATATAGCAATTCGAAATTTTCGTGATTTCCATCCACAAAAAGTGTTGTCCATTTTCGTTCACTTAGCCATTTTAGCCAATTATCATCTGTCCTCTTTTTTATATGACCATCTGGATACCAAATTAAACCAAAATCACCTGCAATGCAAGCATAATCACTATGAGTAAGCTCTTTACCTGCTTTAAAATTTCTTTTAAAAAATTTATCTATTGTTAAAGAACCATGGATATCTCCTGTAATAAAAAATCTACTCACTTAAAAGTATCCTCATAATGTATTCATATTCTTTTATAGATGCTTCCTGTGTCTTAAAATGAAATGACGTGTATGCTTTTTCTTTTATAGGAACCCAATAATCTTTATGATACTTATCTCCTTTTATTCTTTGGTAATTAGGTTCAATTTTATTATAATATACAAATAAAGCTCTACCCGCTATTGCTACATTAAAAATCTCACTAGTTTCAAATATCTCTGCATGATCAACATGATTAGAAATAGATATGCGTTTAGCATACCCACAATCTACTAACATTATACTGATCAGTACAATACCAATTAGTATACTACTTATCTTTTGCAATTTTATGTATCCCCTGTTCATTGATTTGTAATGTTAATTGTTCATAGCTTACTACCATTAATATTTACTCCTCTTCTATTCCTCAGACTCCTCTTCTTCTTCTCCTGAAGGGACTCTTACAAACTTATTTCCAAAAAAGGGCTGTCCCGTAAATCTGCAGTATGGAATTTCATAGTTATCCAATGCTTGGGCTTCCCCATTATTAACAACTAGTTTTTCAGTATTTACTTTAACACTACCTTTTGGGCTGTTAATAATAATATCTGTAACCTCTCCTTTAGTAGCGAGAATAATCTTGTTACCACCCAAATCTTCAATTCGAATACTAGACTCTTGATCTTTAGCATTCTCAACCGTAAATTCATTATCTTCTCCAGTTTCATTTGTACCTCTTGGCTTTAATTTTCCAATAGTATTACAAGACATTTCTATTACTTGCCCCAAGCGATCAACTATTTTTATATTTTCATTACCACTCTCATCACTAACAGAGATGGTGTGTCCCGTTCTTGACTTAAATATTACTTTATTATCTACGGTACCCTCAATAGGCTTTCCCTTAACTGTAACAATAGATCCTAAATAGACTTCTGTTCTTAATACATCCTCCAATTGAACAACATATACATATGTACCCACGTCAGGAACTATAAAACTTCCACTATCTGTTTCTACACCAACTGCTGCTGATATTGAAGCCACCCAAGGTAATCTATCAATGTATTCAAATTTAGAATCCCCATTTTCCATTACTTGAATTCTGCCCAAATTAAGTGGATCACTATTACTTACTACTAAAGCTCTGTATAACATTATAATGGTACTCCTAATCCTAAACTAGCAATATACTCTGGTGTAATAGGTTCACCCAAAGGTAAATTATCAATTGTTTCCTGCACATTGGCTTGAACTATCTTACTAGCATTCTCTTGTAATTCATTGGCAGATGGAAGTGTTGGTAAATTTGCTGTAAAATCAGGGAAACCTATACTACCCAAAGGAAATATATCTGGTAAGTTAGACTGCAAGTCTTTTAAATAATCTATACCTGTAGTTGTTGTACTAATCGATAATGGCACAGGTGTGCCACCCACATGTGCAAACATTTGTGGTTGCGTCTGTAAATCAACTGATGAAAGAAACATCCCATTGGCAATTGTGTGTCTTATTCCTGAAACTATAAATATCGCTGCGCTCTTAGCCTCACCCGTAGTTGGATGATATAAGTTAACTTGCACATACTCGTTAAAAGCCAAAAATGGATCACCAACGATCTCTGCAGTAGCCTTAATAGCAGAATTTAGTAGTGCATTTTTTTCACTGATCAGCAATGCTTTGGCAATTTCTTCTGTTGCCCTTACTGTAGTTGCTCCAACCAACTCATAACCTGACCCACTAGATGCCTTAATAGCTATAGGACTCTCACTATCATCATTAGTCCATGCATTTGCATCAATATCTTCATTAGCCTTTCGAGCCAACCATGGATTTAATTCTGGTGAATACGAAATTAATTTAGACCCCTGCCCTCTATGCTCATAAACAACAACAGGCTTCCATTTATTACCAGCAGGTAATATTTCAAATACACCATAAGATGCTGTATCTGTTGAAGACTTTGTCAAGTTTAATAAATTATTCGAAGTGTTTGAAGTTGTTGGGAATGGAGAAAACTTAACATAAACAGGTTTACCTCCTATAGTAGGCTTTAATTTAACTTGCCCAAATAGTCTAGCCATATAATCTAGTCCTGTTTCATTTTCTTTCTTTGCTGGGACTGTTCCTTTTATTGGTATAAAATCTATCTCTAAATAACTTGCTCCCCAAATTAATTTTATATTAAATGCTTCTGCTATTTCTACATATAATGCTCTAATATCAGTAGAAATTGGAAACCACTGTTTACGTATATTTTTATCTTTTAATAATATATATTCTAGCTGTGCAGAGTTCGCTAGTATATCTAATGTAATAGCATCTCCATCAAATGTAGGAGTTACTGATATAATAGAGGCATTCATCCAAGGAGTTATAGAAGCTACATTATTATATCTCCATACTGGTTTATCCCAACCAAATCTAAAAACAATCCGTAAAGCTTGCTCAGTTATGGGTCTAAACAACTCAAGTTTGTCTACAATATCCCATGACATATCTCTTATTTTAAAAGTATATGAACATGCTGTCAATGTAGAACTTACTGTGGACTCAAAAGATTCTATCTGCTTACTATCTAGCGTTACTACTCTCTTTACGGATACACCATTACCATTCACACGTAAAACTGTAATCTCTGCTTCAACGACTGCAGTTAAGTTACTCATTTATTTATTCCAAATTTCACTCTGCTTTGGTATTGTTAAAAGCCTACCTGCAGTTATACCCACAAATGGATCTAGTATATCATTAGCCCACGCAATTAACCACCATAAATTAGTAGTTCCATAGTAGTCATCAGATATTAAATCTAATCTATTTTGTCTATCACCTGTAACAGTATATACTGTTGGACTAACTTCTGCTTCAACATATCTAGGTCTATCAAAAGTATTTAATATTAATTGCTCTCCTGCAATAAATACGTCATTATCAGTATATCTACTGTCTGCTCCAAAATTAAGGCGCAATTGTTGCTTCTCATATTCCACTATGCCCTACCTCTCTTCTTATCAATATTAAGTACTAACACTATATGATACTTCACTCTCTAAAGAGCCTGCTCCATTTTTTACACTATTAAAATCGCGTGCTGTAAAATCATAAAACCCACTTCTATTAAGTTCTGCAACAACCTCTGAAACTTCTATAATAATTTTATACACAGCGTGCATACCACATTTTAATCTTGGACCAACACCTGTAATATCATAGCTATTAACCCTGGCTTGCTTAATATAAGTACCCACTGTCTTTCCAGGTGTCATTACCCTAACAGACCAATATGGAGGAGACACAATAGCACTACCTGCTTCAGTTGCTACTGGATAAGCCATTGCTCTAATTGCACTTAAAGTTTCTATGGTATACTGAATATCATCTGTTTTATCTATAAAAAGAGCTCCTGTAATCGTAAATGATCTAGCATTTGAACTCTCATACGTTACAATTGGTTCATACCTACCTGGTATACTTGTTTCAGACCAATTAACTGACTTTGAATCGGCTACAACACCATTATCAATACTCCACATTCTTATAGTGGTTGGCTTTTTATTATTTGACATAAACTCAATATTCTGTGTTGGGCGATATACAGTGTCTACATACCTTTTATGTCCTCTCTCTGTTGTATAGTCAGTTCCGTTTAAAACAGATCCACGAGTAATGCTAATATTTAAAGTTTTTCTTATTTCTGGTGGAATTGCAGTTTTGATAGCAAATTCTGCTGAACTCAATGTACTGCTATATAAATCTCCAATCGCATTATCGTACTTATTTAGTGCATTTTGGTCACCCAATAACATACCTGCTACACCATTAAATGCTAATCCAGTTTGTGCACTGAGATATGTATTAAAAATACCTTCACCTTGTGATGCTATCTCTCCAATAGACCCATTAAATGAACTTTGTAATCCCTCATATACATTATTAGTATAATTTCCAATTAACCCTTCTAAACTAGCCATTAATATTTCTCCTGCTTACCAAATATCAGCTCTAGCTCTGACCCACTATGGTGCTTTGACTCAGAACTCCTTATAAATAAAGCTTTTACTATTTTATCTGTGTTAGCTGCATCTGTTTTTACTTTATCATCCGCTTGCTTCTCTGCCTTTTTAAAATAGGCAGTCATATCTTTATTTATGTTAAGAAAATCAATATTAGCATCAGTATTTATAAATGGCTTATCAACTTTCACTGTTTCCACTGGCTTTATGCCATCTTGTTGTACATAAGCAGATTGTACTCCTGCGTACATACCAGTAATATCATTAAAACCCATATTAGTTTTTAAGTTATTTTTTCTTTTCTCTGCATCTAGAAAACCAGCAGTTACACCCTCTTTTATTACATCAATAGTATTTTTACCAAATTCTACAGTACCATCAAAAGTATCTTTTATTCCGTCCCATACCGCTTGAAATCCATTAGTAAATTGATCAACTGTTTTACCTATTGCACCACCAAATGTCTTAGCCGCACCCTTCCAATTACCAGTAAGTATTTGTCCCATGCCCTTCGAAAACTCCCACAGGGGTCGCATGTAAGCTGTAAGCATTTTAACTATACCTACAAGTACTTTAAATATGCCTTTACCCATATTCACCAGACCTGACCATATACCTTTAAAACTTTCTTGTACACTATCCGTCATTATATCCCAATTATCCACAAACCACATTACTGCAGCTGTAGCTGCACCTATTGCCATAGTTACTGGGCCAAAGCCCATCATAAAAGCTGCACCTGCTGCTAAAAATGCAGGTCCAAGAAATCCAAATGACCTTGTCAAATAATCAACTGCTTTTGTAAAAAAGCTTACCTTCTCAGTTACTACTAATGTATCTTCTTTATATATTCCTAATAATTTTGAAAATGTGTGAAATTTCTTTTCTAGTTTTGTCATAATTACAGCAATAGCAACAAATACCTGTAATAATGGATTTGCCTTAGCAAATTTAAGTGCCCCTTTTATTGCCCACACAAACTTCCCAGTAAAAAACGAAAATGCATTTGTCCATATACCTATAAACTTATTGGCTATAGCAGCATTTGCCCTTCCAAAGGAAATGATGCCTGTAGCAGCTTTAGCACTACTAGCCATCGACGACATTGCCAGAAATGCTGTAGCCTTACTAACAGCATAAATTTCTAATTTCAATAATCCCAATACCAAAACAGTCTTTGCAAACACTGCAATAAATAATGGTCCTAATCCAAAAGTATATTTAGAAACCATTCTCATAAATACTGCAATCACTTCCATTACTTTTGCAAATCCAGATATTATCACACCTAGTACTTTTACAATTGGCATTAAAGCTTCTCTATACACATCTCGTAGAGCATTTCCAAGTCTTATAGAACTCTCAACAACATCTCCTCTTGCTTTATTCCAATCCTTGTCAAGATTTACACTCTTTTGTACTAATTTTAAATCTTCATCCGTTAAAGCATGTAATCTTTCAAGCTCATATATTTCCTCTTTTGATAAACCTAATAATTCTTTTCTACTATATTTCATTCTTGAATAGACATCAGCCATCTGCCTTAATGACTCCAATGGTTTCTCAATCAATCGTGAATCTCCTACACCAAATCCTGCTGTTGAAAACATAGGAACAACCTCTTGTGCAGTTACTGCATTAGACATGTCTGATATTTTAGATAACCATCCTTCAGCACCTATTCCAAATCTTTCTAATTGAGCACCTGCAATAGTAGCTTGCTCTGTAAACACATCTCTCATACTCACGTCATCTATCGATACAGACATTTTACGAATTTCTTTTCGTAACCCTATTATCTTAGACATTGTATTACCTGTTGCCTCAGCCAAGCCTCTCATACCTTCAATGTATGACACTGTTTGCTTATGTGAATAACCCATTTCCGTACGTAGGTCTGACTGTAATGAAATACCATCTTCTAAAGATACTCCCCACGCTTTTTGCATTTTAATTGCTGTTTTCATAACTTTTTTTGTGAATTTATTTAGAAGCTTTCCATTTGTAGTAAGTGCTCTACCATAATCTGATAAAGCACTAACGGCTTCCATTGCTGTATCGGTCGATACATTTAGTGCAAACTTCATATCTAATACTGTTGATTGTAATTGTCCAAAGTTCTCTACACCAGCTAATGCTTGTGTATTTAATTTAGTAAGCTCATGCTGTAATGCTACAGTATCAGCCATCATAGCAGTACTAATGAGTAATCCTGCTGTCTCGTGTGCACGACTAGCTAATTTCTTTGGTGACACAGCATCTGTTACTTTGTTTGGCCACTCTAGCATACCTTTAACTAATTTCCCAGCTTGCATAGCAAATTCTGGCATCTGGTCTAAATAAGAATCAAACTTACTTTGTGAAGTGGAAATGACTTTATCAAACCCTTTAATTGATTTACGAGCATCCGTATCGTCTAGATAAAACTCGACTCCCATAGCTCCATATTTACCGTCTGCCATTTATTACTCCTTAAATTATTCTGTTAGCTACTTCTTTTTTATGGCTTCTTGATTTTGCTTCTCCTCATCAATGAGAAGTTTATAAAAGAACTCAAATTCTGCATATGACATATTCTCTAAATCAGAATATGAAAATCGTCCGTGCCTAATCAATGCATACTGTTGTTGCATTATTGTTTTTAAACTATTAAACTCGAAAGAAATTGTGGCCGAAAGCCACACCTACTTCCTGTTCATTATTACAATGGGCACATTGCTCCATTGATGTAGTTTTAAACCCAAACTCCATATTATCAAGAGCATCACTTATAGCTTGCTTATCTGAAAATGCCAAGGTGTTTACAAGTCTGTCAATAACTATTGAGTCAATTTCTTCCTCCACACCCTGTGTAATTTTCACAACATGTGCTGATATATTATTTGTTAGTAAAGAAGACTTATCTCTATTTGTTTTTCTCTCTAATCTTGCTTCATCTTCTCCTGTTAGTAATTTAATAGTAACATCTACTCCAGATTTGTCTAAAGTAATTGTTTGCTCAAATGAGTCTTCTTCTTTTAATCTTAAATCTAAATCCTCAGGTATATTCACATCTATTGTATTTTTACCTTTACACTCATCACAAGTGAAGTCTACCTTTAACACAGAACCAAATGAATGCTTTCTAAGCATCATAAATAAAAACAATCTATCTGATGTGTATAATTGTGTTACATCGAACTTTTCTACTACGCAACGCTCCAACACACCTGTTATAAGTTTTGACAACCCATTTCCGGCTGCCATCATTGTTTTTGAATCTGCTAAGGTTAACATTTTTAATGTTACCTGCTTCGGTATATTTTTTCCTTCATAACCAAAACCATTAGATGGTAAGGTCACTTTATCTGTTGGTAATTTAATTTCTATGGCCATTTTACAACTCCTTTATACAAACGTATTATTTTTCAACAAAAATGCAAAAATGAGGCTACTAGCTACCTCTTAATAGGTGTTAGCTAGCAACCTCAATACTAAAATCAATTATCCTACTGTTAAAACAGCTTTATCGTATCTTAATGTAACTTCTACTGATACTGGATCAGTTGAGTCCTGACTAATATCCCCATAATTTGCAGATTGTGGCCATACCCCTGTAAGTTTCCATTCTCTAGCAATTTCTCCTTTTGGATCATACTGTTGAATAATAACTATACCTGCATATTCCGCTTTGTAACCCATTTGTCCAGTTGCTGGATCAAATACTCTTTTTCTCCACTCTTTAATAAAATTAGCTACTTCTAAATCAACATAATCTCTTAAAGAAATTGAACCTGCTTCATATGATTGACGCCCTGCATAATATAAATGCTCATTATCAACACCTATATCTATTTCTTCAGAACTCTCAGAAGGTGTAAAACCTGCTGTAACAGCCAAAGAAAAATCATCTCCCACTAAATTACTTCCAATACCTGTGGATCTTACGAACATTCTAAAACTATGCGATTTTAAAGGCTCGAATGCACCTAATTGATCACTATAACTTGTCATTTTCTACTCCCTCCTTATTAATCGTCAAAACTTGCACCAGTTGCCAATACTTGGAACGCGATGGTTATTTCTTCAGCAGCAAGAGTAGGTTTAAGTTTAATGTATCCAACCATTTTCTTCTGTGCAATAATATCATCTGTATTATTTGTCTCATCACAAATAACTTTGAAATCTAAAATTCCACGCTTAGCCGCTATATTTGACAAAATACTATTTGATCTTTCTGTAAACTTAGATCTTGTTGTTGCATCATTCTGATCAAACAATAATCCCTCAGCCACAATTTTAATTGATGCCTTAGCCGCAAGTAGTAATCTACGTACATTTAAAGACTGAAGAGCTGTTGTTTGTGAAATTGTTGTCATGTTTCCAAAAAGCACTACACCGTTTCCTGATTTAAAAATAATTGGGTTAATCTGTGCCTCTGACAAAAGATCTCTACTTCCTTGATCTGGATTAAATTCTACATTCACTCCCTCAGTAACAACACCACGTTGATAACCTGCTGCTGCAAACCATGGATATGATACTGCATCTGATTTAACTATACCTAAAAGAGCAACTGATGAACCTGGAAAATCTATATTAGAAGCAACTGCTGCTTCATACATTTCAACCCATGCCCAATAACATGCTGTATAACTTGAGTTATATGCAGCTGTTGTAGTTTTAAATGTAATTGCAGAAGACACTGATAATCCCTTAGGAGTATCTACCAAACCAATTGCGTCTTTTCTACCTTCAACAATTGTTGTAATTGCTGTACCCACTGTTGCAACATTAGCATCCGTTAAAAGAGCTCCATCAGGACATAACAATAAATTAATACTTACATTATCAGACTTAAATAAATTAAGGCCATATGAATCATCTGCTCCAACAAATTCTGCTTCGGTTGGCATACTGTCAACACCATTTTCTAATGCCTGAAGTGCAATAGCAAGAGGCTCACTAGCATTAGCATCTGCTGTAGCATCTGCCTTAACAATAATGTATTCAGAAATACCATTAATAGCTGCTTTATAATTAAGATTTGTATCATCTCCACTAACTTTAGCTAATCCTGTGTAAGTCTCTTTCAGTATTCCATTAAAGAAAACCTTTAATGTTATACTTGTAGTTCCAGAAATAGTAACCGTGATACCGTTTCCTCCTGTACCCTTATATATAGCTTCTAATACTAATGTATCCGCAGGTGTAACATCCTGGATTGCAAAACTAGCTGCTACATCAGAAGCACTCTCTACTCTCACAACTTGAATAGTATTATTATAAGCTAAATACTTTTTAGCTGAAAATAACCCAACATAGTTACCATTAGCAGGTTGTCCAAATACACTAAATAAATCTCTTACCGATGTAATTGCAGTTACTGCATTATATGTTCCCCAGTTTGCTCTAATAGCAATACCTGGTCTTAATGAAGATGTAGTCTGTGCATATGCAGATATATCTTCTTCTACTAAATAAACTCCAGCGCTTGTCATGTTTATTCCTCCCTAACCTTTCTTTTTACTTTTTTTCTTTGGTGATAACTTAGAAATTAATATAAGTTTACCCTCATTAATTTTCTTTTCAACTAATTTATTTTCTTCAACTTCAAGTACTTCTTTAAATAGTACATCAACATTTTGCCCCTCTACCTCTAATATAAAAGGTTTTGGCTCTAAACTTCTTACTAGTATGTGTCTCATACTATTCTCCTTCCTGCTCCTCTAGAATTAATGGAAATAACCTTTCCACTTGTATAGGAGTAAGTCCCTCTGGCAAATCATTAATACTCAACAAGTGCAATTTAAAATCATCCACAACATCTGATTCAAGTATTTCAGAATTAAACTTAGTATTTTTATCCAATAAATCTATAGTCTCTTTATACTCATCTAAAGTAACCTGCATGTCCTTTGAGAACTTATCCATATCTTTTATTAATTTACTATGATCAGTTATAGTTTCATCTTCCCCTTTAGAACTATGCTTTTTAACTATAGCAACTCTTTTTGCTTCAAACTCATTATATTTTTTATTTTCCTCTGGGGTAAAAGTAGAAAATGATTTTTGTAAAACTTCTATCTCACAATCAATAATTTTTGTATTCTTTGCAATAGCGTATGCAAACTTTGGACTGCCTACTACACCACTAACTTCTATTAATATTTGTTTTATTTCTAATAACTCTTCATTTTTCATTTCAACTCTCCTTTATTTTTTCAACACTTACTCTTGTTTATTCAAACTGATTACCTTCCATATCAGCATAAGTAATTTCTGTACTTTCAATTGGCAACCCAACTGCTTGCACTCTATCTTGGTATAACCAAGCATCAATTGTAACATCTATTGAAGTTATAAATAACTCCTCATCTCCCTCTTCAAGTTCCACAGGAGCAGGACTTTGATTCACTCCTTGTAAATTAACTGTTCCATACTTCGTCTTAAAGGGTTCTGGCAGAGCAACATCTAAAACTAATTGTGGACTAAGCTCATAAAGAACAATATCCACCATCTGATTCATCATTGGCAAATTTAATGCTCTCAAATCTATCTGATAAGGAATAGTATATGGTTTAGGTACTTCCATACGTTTATAGCTCACTATATCATTACCATCAGTTGTAATGTCCCATGTTCTTACTGTTCCACTCAAATTCCTTGATAAATCTAAACTTGGAGATTGTCTTGTAACTGCAACTTCTGGTAAATTAGTATGCGTTTGTGTATTTGCATCAATCTGCATTCCTTCTCCAAATGCCTTATCTGTTATATTTGGCCTAGCCATTATTGTTTCAGATGTTCCTTCACCAAAAACAGCTTCTGCTAAATTTAATGCATTCAGCCAATTAACAATTGACATATCATATACACGTAAAAGGTTATTTCTATTAAGTTGCATCTTTTACTAAAGATCGATGACCATTAACACAACTAAAATATGGTCTATTATTAATAAGTGTAATATATCCTACTACTACTTTTTCACATAATGGACAATATCTACTAATTGCTTTGGACATACTCTTGCTCCTCTATTATACTCTTACCTTTACCTAGTATTTGTTGTATCTCACATATTAATTGTGGGTTCAAAAACTCAAGCTCTGATATGTTCTGTGTTGTTATATCAAAGTTCTGATTTGGATTACCCTTTGGCAATACGTATACTTCAGTATCCCATAATCCAACATAACCACTTTTAAAAGTCCTTATATAAACATTGTGCCTATGTAACCACTGTGATAAAAGTTTCTTAACATCTTTATAATACTCATGTTTTATAGGTGGCATTCCCTTTAATTTACATCTTACTCGCATTGTTAGCAAAAATCCTATATCTATCACGGCATCAAATGTCTCTCTATCAACGATGTAAGTAATTTTTGCAGGATAAAACATTGATGTGCTCATTTACTTCAACTCCTTAATTTCTTCAACTCTATTTAAAATTTAATAACTAGTCTTCAGCTACAAAGCCTTCTTCTTTAGATTCATCATCATCATGTGTAGCAAAATTTGTAAACATCTGGTCATTTGCAGATTCATCCAACAAGATAATGTTTCTAAGGAATTGCTCATGCATAATCTGCTCATTCTTATTACGTGGCCAATCTGATGATATTTTTGAATAGTCATCTTTACGATTGATCTTCATATCATCACCTTTTACAAATAATTCTATACAAGCTTCTTTGCTCAATCCATTTGTTACCCTAATAAACTGATCAATTTCAGCTTTAGCAGCCATCTTAACAAGTTTTTTACCATATAACTCTACAGACCACCTATCAGGTACTGGATTATTAGCACCCTTAATAAAATGTGTTGCCTTAATTATAATCTTATGGCTTGATGGTATAAACTTTAAAACTGCACCAGATTTCTTGCTAGAACCACCTTTAGATGGCCTTCCTGCTGTACTTTTACGCAATCCATGTCGTTTTTCCATATCACGTATTTGTTGGCTTAATGATGATTTCTCATTCATACGTTTCATATATCTATCCATTAATGTACTCATTTTTTACTCCTTATAAATTGACTTAGTGCAGGTCTCCAATGGGGACGAGCCGGCATATTACGTGTACCAAACTCTAATATATTTGCTAAATGGTCTAAATATACTTTTGATCCAGAATGCTTTTTATGAGGAACACCCACTAAATACCCTATTTGTTTTGTATCTGGATTTATATGCTTAAATGTCTGAATACTATCTACATACTCACCAGTTGCAATAAATATTCTACTGTCAAGTCCAGTATACCTCTTCCAATCTACATAATCATCTGATAATGCAGCCCAATTATACTGCTGCTGTTCAATTACTTGCTTTATATATGCCTTAAACAGATGTGCATAATACTTACTTGTTTGTGTTCCTACTTCTTTTAATGTTTTCTCAAACTGCTTTACTGCAACCTTACGCCCTGACTTAGATTTTAATGAAATCTTCTTAGCCATGGTTAGTATGTATTTTCTGCTCGTACTGCCTCAACTGCAGTAGGTAATTCTCTACTATTTGATTTATTTGCAAACAACACATATATTATATTTTTATTATTGGCTCCAAAATATCCTTCTTTTTTCACATCCTCTATTACATATCCAGAATTATCAATTACAATGATATCTCCTGATGTAGGATTTATTGTATAATCCTCTAAAATAGATGATGAAATCTTTATCATTAATAATCTAGAATTTTGTACTCCGTACTGATCGAGCGTTTTTTGTGCTGGATCCCATTCAAATGTTACTGGTATTTGTTTCACTACTAACCAAGACTTACTTGTTGCTGATTTATAAAATTCATCATAATTATCATCTGATACTGTAGCTTCATAATTTATAGAATAGTAATCTACTTTTGGAAAAAACAGAGTTGCTACTTCTGATGAGAAGTTTTCTATTACACCAATATCCTGCCCAAAATCTAAGACCGGTCTAGTGTTAGCAGGTTCTGTTACTGGTGGCCTAAATGTCATTATTTTTTGTTGTTCTTAATAAACCTAGATATAATTTTGTCTAGTTCTATATCATCAAGTGGTGACATATCTCCAGTTTTCAAATTATAGTCGTCAGCAATTTTGCTAAACATAAGATCTGTGTACTTGTAGAATTTCTTGTTGCCTTCTTCTAATACTTGCTCTAATAGTTCTGGAAATAATTCCTTATCCTTTACTATAGACTCAAGAAACTGTATGCCTCCATACGCTCCATCCCATTCAGCATTATATTTACCTTTTACGAATGCACTATCAATGTCTTTGTCTCCACTGAATTTTGCTTTAGGATCTGTTTGTCTTACTGCTCTCTTCCAAGCTGCGTAAGTTTGTATTCCTGTTTTATCTTTTGCTTCATTTAGAATTCTTTCAGCTATTATAGCTTCTATCTTTTCAAACGCCTCATTCATTTGTTCAATTTCTTTGCTCAATGTATTCTCCTTTTTAAGAGCGAGGGACCGGGCAAGCCCCTCGCCTAGTAGTATTGTTCTTACTTAAGTTGTGATCCTTTAACGTAGATACCTTCAACTACCTGTACAAAGCCAGCTTCCACTGCTTCAGCTAACGCTTGTTCAGCGTTGTCTTCAAAAATATCTGTCAGGTGTGTTTTTAAACTATCTTCTGATAAAAATGAATAAACTGAATAAAGTGATTTAAAAGCAGATTTTGCTTCAACCATATTTACTACCGATTCATCTACTCCACTAGCTACATTAAATTTCTTTAATAAAGATCTAGTTTTAGAATCTGCATATGTCCAAGCCGTATCTTTCTGAACTCTTTGAATCCATTGTGCTACATAATTAGAATCTTTTTGTCCAGGAAATCTTGCATTGAAAAATTTCACAAAGTTCTTCGCCTCTGCTCCTTTAAATGCCTTAGCAGCTTGTGCTTCAACATCAGCTAAACCTTCTGTTACTGGTTCTTTCTTTTCTTCTTTATCATCTTCTTTAGGTTCTTCTTTAGAATC